TGAAGAACATTCTTCAATTACACAACTTGACAGCGGATACGAACCCGTAAACCTCGCTGTTAAAGATTCCTTACGAAATGCAAGTTTCAACTGGTGTGACTTCGTTGCTCCTATCGTACTTACTCGTTCAGAAGAACTGAGCAATAAAGGCGAAAGAGCTATCGTATCTATCCTTGAAGCTCGTATGAAGTCTACAATGGGTGCCTTGCAACGTGAAGTTGAAAAGCAGTTGGTTGCTAACAGTTCTACTGTTCTTACCAATCTTCTTTCTCTGAACGGACACAATGGTACAAATGCTGGTGGTGCAACTACTGGATTCTTGGAAGATGGAGCAGTTGGTTCACAAACAAACACTGTTGGTGGACTTTCTAAATCAACTTTCGAAAGATTGAACAACCAGTTCAAAACATCTAGTGGTACTTTGTCTATCGCTGATATGACTGACTTGTACATCTCTTGTCAAATCAACTCGCCAAACGGAAAAGGACCAGATCTTATCATCTGTTCACAAGATTACTTTGCTTCGTACAAAGCGTTGATTCAACAACAAGAACGATACATTGATGATGCACAGCTTGATGCTGGTCGCTTGTCATTGATGTTCCACGGTGCTTCATTGCACGTAGATCCATTCCTTGGTGCAGCCATTCAGAATGGTGCTGGTACGGACCCAACTGGGGACAACATTATCGGTGCTTACTTCTTGAACACTGAATACATCAAGCTTGCTTTTGATAGTGCAGCTCAGTTCGAGATGGATGACTTTGAACACGTTTCTGGTTATGCTTCACGATCCGCTAACATCTACACTCGTATGCAGATCTACTTCACCCACTTGGCCTCACAAGGTCTTCACGTTAACCCATAAGGAAGGTAGAAAATGGCTACAAATAGACTAATACAAAAGCTCTTCGGAGCTGACGAAACTGGTGTCGGAGAAGATTCAAATGTCATCTCTAACAGACGCTCAGTAGAAAAATTCCGAGTAAACCAAAACGAAAGCATTGTTGCTGGCGACTTGGTAGCATTCGATATGACTGCAACTGGTGGAGAACGCTTAATGTGTATTCGCCTTGCAAACACTGGTACTACCGGTGCAAAGGTCGGTATCGGAGTTGCTGCTGAGCCTGGATCACAAGGTTCTTTCATTGACGTTATCCTTTGTGGTATCGTTGAAGAAGCAAAAGTCAAAGGCGATGTAAAGAACGTTGCAGTTGGTATGCCTCTTGCTGCTACTGGTGCAGACGGTAAACTTCACGCTATCAGTGTCACTGGTGGTGCAGAAGAGCTTACTGCTACTCCTTGTGCAATTGCAATGGAAGCTTCTACAGCTGATGGTACATCTCGAGTACTTGTTTGTTCTCCTTTCAAATAAAGAGATAACAAGCGAATGCTTACAATGGGGGAGGCCTCTTGGCCTCTCCCTCTTTCAAAAAGGTGAATAATGAACTTACTAGAAATGAGATCTATGATTGGGTCTATCATCGACTATGACCCACAAGTGACGAGCTATCAAGATGAAGTGAACCGCATTGTAAATGAAATCTATCTTGAGTTCTTTACATCCCACCCTTGGAAGTTCAACCAAAAATCAGTCGATGTTTACACAAAACCAGACATCTCAGATGCTGCAGCATCAATAACAGCAACAACATATTCAGAAGAATACCCCTCGGCGGCAGTGACTCTGTCGTCTTCTACGTTTCTGAATAGTACAGAGAGCCGGTTCGGCCAAATCAAATATGATGGCGAAGTGGTTGTTATCTCTGGGTCAAGTACGGCCATAAACAATGGATTGTATATCCTTGACAAACAAGCAGCGAATGGAACAGCCTTGCAAATCAGCAAGTACTCATCCAACTCGCCAAGACATCACTTTACCGGATCGGGAAGTGAAACTATTACGTGTCAAGTACAACAACGTTATCTTACACTGCCACAAGATTGTATCAACATTCTTTCAGTCGGCATTAGAAACTTAGAAGAAGCTGGTGTAGGAACAAATGCGTTAGGACACGTTTACGCTCTAATGCGTAGAGAAGACGAAGAATTAAACTTACGTGATGACTTTACAGGGACACCAACTGTTTGGATACCCTACGATCAACCACCAGAAACTGTATCACGTAAAGTACGAGACTATATACCAAGAGCAAACAAAGACTTCAAAGTAGAAGATGAAAGTAGTGGAGGAGGTTGGAAGCCCGGTACTTACGAATTTGCAATGGCATATGAACTACACGGTGAAGTGGGACCAATGAGTGATCCAATACAACTCACGATTGCACAACGACCCAAGTTCACTTTCCAAGATACAACAAAGCAAGGCAACTTTGGACTTCGTAAAAGAATCTTCTTCCGTATTGTATCAGTAGAAGGACTGACAACTGGTACCACTCACGAAGAGAAGTTCTTTAGAGACTTAAGTGCATTCACCTATCAAGGCGGTGGTGCTACACTCAATCGTATACTTGCTGAAGATACAGATACAACTTACCAACTTCCATACCAAGAAGCTTGGTGGAACTTAAACCTACTTTCTACCCTCTTACAAGTACCGAGAGTACCCGTGACACTTGATAACCGGTGGAGAATACGTTTACACCCAAGACCAGCGGCACAAACGCCAATGAGAATACGGTATATGTACTATCCCGGCAAGCTGTTGGATGATTACGATACACCAAACTCACCCACTGATACACACAGATACCTTGTCTATCGTGCGTGTCAAGAGTTATTCGTAAAACACAAGAACCCTGATATGGCGTTATACTACGAAAAGAAAGCAGATGATGAGATGCGAAAGTGTGAAAGAAGATACTTGAGTGAAAGATCACAATACTACATCAAAGGTGGAATGAAGTCTGGTCCTATGCGATTAAGACCTTTTCGTAATCTAACGCACCAAGTAGGCAAGGATGGAACATAATGAAAACAATGGCAAGACAGATAGTCAATCCTCAACTGGGAATGGACTTATCTATCCCTGCGTCACCAAATACGGCACAGCTGATAGAAAACTTTACGTATGACCCACAAACAAAAGGATGGACAACACATCTTGGCTTCGAGCCATTCTTTCATACAGATCCGGGCAATGGTCCTTTCAATCACACTGGCCTCTTCACAAAGCCAGTAGATTCAATCTATGTATTCCAAAAGCACGGTTCTAAACAACAGAACATCTTGTACGAATGCAATGGAAGATTGTTGCAGTTGGCACCCTGGCGAGATACAAGTTCAACACAACGTATTGTCTTGGACCAATCAAGAACAATCCCTGCACCGAATGCTGTAAGAACATCGTATGAACCCTTTGGCAAGTATTGTATTATTACGAATGGTATCGATGAGCCCGTAAAATATAGAGCAGATGGTAGATTGTATCCTCTTGGATGGGCTGAACAACCTGGTAGTCCTACAGTAAGTTCTATCAGAGTACCAGATGCTGATGGCAATCTCACAGCATTGGAAGCATCAGATAACTACGTTGGTAGTGGTTCTAACATCTATCAAGGTGATGACACTTACTTTGAAGGTGTCACAAGTTCTACTGATACTGTTGAAGTAGAATATGTCTATCGTATGTCATTTGTGAATGAGAACGGTAGTGAAAGTCCAATGTCCAATGACTCAAACAAACTTGTGTATAAAGGTGCAAGTGTGACAAGAGACTCCAACTCTGGTGTTCCTAAACTATGTGCAGTCCTTAATATACCCACTGGTCCTCGTGGTACTGTAGCAAGAAGAATATATCGTACACAATCAGATGGTGTTCGTTCCCTGTTCTACTTTGTAGAAGAGATAAAGAACAATCACGATACAGAATATGTAGACTATCGACAAGATCAATCATTGGGTGCACAAGCTCCAAACAGAACAGACTCTATATCGTTTCCAGCAAAGAGTACAAGGTTTACTGCAGCATTCAAAAACTGCCTCTTTGTAGATGGTGGTGAGATGGATCCAACAAGATTGTACTTCTCAAAACCCTTAGAACCAGATCGCTTTGGTGCGTTGGACTTCTTTGAAGTGGGAACTAGAGAGGGTGGAGACATCACTGGCCTAGAAGCATACTACAACTCACTGCTTGTATTCAGAGAAAATGCTATCGATTTGATTCGAGGAGATTCGGTTCAAGGCTTTGAGATTGTACCATTCGTGGAAGGTATTGGGGCATTCTCTCACAATGCGATTGTGGCGGTTCCTAACCTTGGAGTGACATTCTTATCACGTGATGGTATCTATCTCATTATGGGTGGTCTTGATGGTGGTTCAAATCTGCAACTGAAGAAACTATCAGTGGGTCTAGATGAGATCTTTGAACGTTTATCAGTAGATGCGATGCCAGCTGCTGTAGCGGCATTCTCATCAAAAGAGAAAGAGCTACACTACTACCTACCAGTATCTGGTCGTACTAAACTACAAATGGGACTTGTATTCCACATCAACAATGGTGCTTGGTCACAAAGATCAGCTGACTTTCCTATTCGTTGTATCACGACAGATAAAGATGGCAACTTCTTGTTTGGATGTGATGACTACAGTCCAGCGGGTACACCTGGCAACAATGTACTCATACGTAGAGGAATATATGCTATCAGTGCCAAAAGAGCTGCTGGTACGCAAGGAAGTACATCAGCTGATATACCAAAAGAAGCTGAACCCTTACAGTTTAAGTTTCGTTCACAATGGTTGGACTTTGGTCTTCCCTATCTTAAGAAGTTTCCCAAGTACTTGTATCTCTACGTGATGACTACTGGAGATATGAATGTCAAAGTAGACTTCTATAAAAATAGAGATTGGTCCACTCCATACGATGCTGGCGTAGCAATAATGCAAGTACCAGATAGTAAAGACCAAGACGTATATGACAAAAGCAAGTGGGATACAGCTGTGTGGGAAGATAAAAGACTAACGCAAGTAAGAGTACCAATCACGACTGGTGCGGCATCAACGTTAGCATTTGAGATGTCTGGTATAGAAAACTTTATCTTCATCGGTTATTCTATCGAATACCAAGCAGATGGAACGATGACAATCAGAGGAAAGAGGAGCGACTAATGCCATATAGATTCAGTAAAGCAGACATTATATCCGGTTCTATTGTACAATCAAGAGAACTCGACAATGCTGTAGGCAATTACGTAGATGTAATGAATGGAGGAATGGATAGAGATAACTTACCATATGGTGGTGTGGGAAGTGCATCTTGCGATGGTGGACTTTTCCAATCTATCAAGATCTTTGACAACATCAATCCTACAGATACAGATCTACAACCAGATGCAAACTACGTCACTCTGACACCAAATAGATTGGGTCGTTTGATGTATGGATACAGATATGGTGAAGAACCAGTAAATGCGGGTGATGGATGGGCCGAGGCGACGTCACAAAGCGTTGATATAGAAGAAGGTATGTTGACTATCGATTGGAACTGTAGCGAGGCTAAAACGCAATACTGGTCGTATTGGAGAAACCATACATCTTCCAAAGTTGCTCTGAAAGCCAATCAATGGCAAATAAGAGTAGATGGCAACAACGTATACACTTCACCAGCACAGATCGTGACTGGGAAAC